CTGATGAGCCGATATAGGTGGCTCGTTCCTTGATTTGTGCTTCAGTAAGCATTTAGTTCTCCTTGTAATCGGCCAGCTTGTATAAGTCAGGCCCGCATTCATCGGCTTGTGCATCCGCCCATGCATTTTCTACAGCATCACGGAAGCGGTATTGGTTAAAGTTTCTGCCAGCAATCTCCTTTACTTTTGTTATGAATAATTCTTTGTCTGTGGTGATAGGTGCAATCTCAGTGGCAAGCCACCGATAGTGCTTACGAGTCATGCCCATATTGTCCTCCTTGCATAACAATTCACATTAGCATATATTTGGCTTATGTGATAGGTGAAGTGAATGAGTGAAACAGCTTTTACCTCTAATTTAATCAAGCAATTTCAAAGACGTAGGTACGAGTTAGGACTTACGCAACCTGAAGTTGACCAGAGACTTGGCGTGGCGTCAGGTCTTTGTGCTAAGTGGGAAATTGGTAATAGGAAGCCAACACTGTTTAATGCATATTGTTGGGCTGAAGCCTTAGACCTCGAGATTAAGTTGGAGATTAAAGATGATAGTGTGTGGGATTGACCCTGGACTGACAGGCGGCATTACCTTTATTCATGGTGATGAAGTGTCAGCACACAGAACCCCTGTTGTTACAGTTAAAAAGAAAAAGCTTCTTAACCTTGTTAGGATAGTTGATTATCTACAGCTATTTGAGCCAGATATAGTTTATATTGAGAAGCAACAATCTATGCCGAGGCAAGGTGTGGCTTCTACGTTTAAGACAGGTTTAAACTATGGTTTGTATCTTGGCTTATTTGTGGCTCTGGACATTAAGTATGTTGAGGTAAGAGCCGCAAAGTGGAAGAAAGATTTGAATGTTTCTTCTGATAAAGATTTAGCCAGAGCAAGAGCAAGCTACCTACTACCCCAAGCCTCGTCCTCTTGGGAGCTAAAGTGCGAGGATGGAGTAGCAGAATCAGCATTGATAGCCTATTGGGGCTTGAACTGTGGCCAAGAACCGTAAGGGTTAAAGACAGGATTCTTGGCAAGCTCATCTTTAATGGCTTTGACACGATTGGCTCTTGAGTCGTTAGATACTTTACCAAACAGAAAGTCTTCCATCATTGAAAGCTGATTGGCCTTGTATTTGTTCAGCCACGTTTCGTCTGGTTTGAACCAGTTTTCGTAGCCTTCGGGAGAGCCAGTAAAATTGGAGAGCGTCTCCGATTGGATGTCATAGCGTGATATGCCTGTGATACAGCACGCAATAAATAGCCTATCAAGCTTTTCATCATCGAGAGACATGCAGTAACTAAGTGGGCTAGTTCCATCAGCTTCAAAAGCATCGTGAGCAGCAGTTTGGTGTTCTTCAATAAGCTCAATATAGCTAGGTTCAGTGTAGCCATCTGGTGTCTCTCCTCCAGGGAATAGTGTTTGACTCTCTGCGTAGATGTTACCTACACGATTGATTGCGTGGTATGTATATCCAAGCTTGCGATGGATAAGAAGAGATTTCATTAGTCGCATTACTTGGTCAGAGTCGCCAATAGACCATAGCCTGTTGATTGCGTAATCAGCAAAGTATGCATCAAGCAAGTCCTTTTGTGGGTTGCTGTAGGTCAGAGGCGTTACTTCTTCTTCCTCCTCCTCAACAGCAACATCTTGGGCTTCTTGGGCTTCTTTGATGTCTTTGAGTACCATCTCTTTCGTATCCAGTCTGTACTGGTACGAATTGTAGGTAACTACCATAATCATGTCTTGTTTGCTGAAGCCGTGGTCATCGCCATATACACCATCTAGTGTGCGGCATTCAGGGGCATCCCAATGATACTGGTCTTTGAGATAGATAACGTCCATATATTCTTTGCGATAGTTTTGACATACGTTGAATATATAGCTTTCTTGGAGATGCTCAAACGCACCCTTGTTTGTGATAAACTCTTCCTCACCGAACAGGTCAGCCTCAATGTCTAGCTTGGCACGTTCTGCCTCGATGTCGAATAAAGCAGCACTTGTAGGAATTTTTTGGTTTGTCATGGCACGTTTGACAGACTCAGCGTGGAATGTCTCGTAGTCATTGTCGAGATACTCATCTTGCTTTTCATGGCTACCAAGCGTCAGAGCTTGTGCTACGGCCAAGTTGAAGCGATAGCTACGGAACATCTCCTTGGCCTTATCTGATAGCTCAGAGAGGCTTATACGCTGTTTAACCCATAGATTAGTCTGACCGAATCGTTTAGCTACTGAGTCATAGTCCTCAGAACCGTCAGCAACGAGGGCTTGGATAACATCACACTCGTCAAGTGGATGCATATCCTCACGCATCATGTTTGCATGAAGGCCAACTTCATTGTCGTTAGACTCTAGGATAATGCAGGGGACAAGCTGGTCAGGTTTGTAAACCTTGTTTAGAGCATCAAGGCGTCTGTTGCCATCAATAACGTTATAGCCTTTGCCATTTTCTACCACGACAAGATTGTGTAGCAGACCCTTAGATTTGATTGAGGCGGCAAGTTGTGCAATGCTTTCTCTGCTAGACTTTACTTTGCGTACATTGTCAGGCGAATGCTTAAGTTGATTTAGTGGTATCTGTTGGTGCATCAGTTTCCTCCAATAGAATAGTTACGTCTTTGGCTTCTATGCCAGTAAAGAACTCAAAGGTCTTTTCGTCTGAGGCAGAAGCATAGACAGTTAATGGGCAATCGTGTTGTCCTTGATAGAACTTGATTGCAACAAAGTTTGGGTCATCAGTGTACATGACCACTCTGGTACATTCTATAGTACCACTCATTGATGTGTACATTTTCATTTAGTCCTCCATACACGCCAAGTATCATCATCAACTTTACGCATTGTGCTTTGCCAGCCTTGTCTGCGTATAGCTTGGCACATAGACACAGCTTGGCTTTTGCGTACATCAACGCTATCACCAACAGTCATCTTTAATGCAACAGCACTAAATTGGCTGTATGCATTGCGAGGTGGTATTGGTATATCGTTTCTAATCTGCATTTTATTCTCCAGGTCTAAAATTCATTTCATCTTGAGTTATTGTGCCATTTTCAATTTTTAGGTTTGTGTCCTTATTTAATTCTGTTATTGCAATGGCTGCATTTTTTATAAGCTGATTAGAATGAAAATTTGGATTTACTATTCTGTATCCTTTATTAAGCAGATGGACACGCATTACAATTTCGGCTCTGTCTAATGATTTTTGTTCCCTATTTATGTGTTTAGGATTTGGATTATTAGCCATTTAGTCCTCCATAATTTTGTCAGTCAGTGTCTTTGAGGCGAACGCAACGCCAATCCACAGGGGCGCACCAATCACTGAAACCAAGAGGGTCGGGTTGATGCCCACTGCTATCATCATCAACATAATTGTAAACGACAGTGTTAGGTGAACAGTGACGAACCAACCAATCCAACTCGCTTTGCCGCTTATTGGACGTACTTTGCGTAGATAATTTAGCATGTTTACTCCTCCTCATGCTTTACTTCACCATGTCCTTGGCAAGTCTCACAGTGGCGAAACTCACCGATAAGTTCTCCTCCATACCTAAAGTCTGGGCTTGGCACTTCGTATTCGATAATGCATTCGCCCAGACATTCAGGGCATTCCACCCAAAATATATCAGGCATCTAATATTCCCTCTCTAATCATGTCTTGGATACGCCTGCCGTACCAGCCCTGCAATTGCAGATAAAGGTTAGAGTCATAAATGTACTGCCATGCTTGAATGAACTCGTCCTCACTTCGAGGGGTTTCTATTCCTTCAGCTATCATCACAGCGATTGATGGTGTCATTTCATAATTATCATTTAAAGAACATGGGTCTGTAGTCTTCATAACCATTCTCCGTTGATATTTTGGCTTTGTTAAACATCATCATAACCTGTAGGTCATGTGTATCACCTATAAACTTTACGTCTTTTTGGAATTGTGTCAAAGAAGTTTGAGGCGGTATGCTGTTGCCTTCATTGTCCGTACCCATAAATAACCCTTTATTTACAAGAGGTTGTGGGTAGTTTCTGTGAATCCAGAAGAACCTTTGGTCTGCATATAGACCTTCATCATCGATGTACACACCATCGCCATTGTCATAGAGGCGTACAAATGTGAACATTCTGGCTTCGATAAGGTCTGATATCCATTCATAACCTGAAGGGTCTATCATTGACTTAACAAGCTCTATTTTCTGTTCTTTTGGGTGAACAATAGTGTCTAATGATTCAATCATTGTGAACTCCTTGTGAATATTTCACAAAAAAAGGGTAGGGTCAGTTGATACCTAAACCCTACCCTCCTTCCACTCTAGGGGAACGACTCACTAGAATGGAATATCGTCATCCACTGTTGATGGTGAGCCAGTCTGAGGCGCACCTTCTGTGGATGTTCCCTTGCTGGCTAGGCGGAATGTTGAGCCTGCACCAGCAAGTTTGACTTTGAATGAACGTTGCTTCTGACCTTCCTTCTCATACTCCTCGATGATTGGAAAGCCTTGAACGAAGACAGTAGTGCCTTTGGCGGCATACTTCTCGATGACGTTAGACACTAGGCCTTTGCCATTGCTACCGTCCCAAGCTTCTACACGATACCAGTGGGTCTTCTCCACCTTCTCGCCAGACTTGGTTGTGTAACCTTCATTGACGGCAACAGAGAAGTTAGCGACCTTAGTACCGTTTACGTCACGGATTTCTGGTTCACTACCGATGTTGCCTGAGATTGTGATTTGAGCGAAGTTCATGTCGATTTCTCCTTGCGTTGACATGGTTAGGTTTGAGGCATCACGTCTGTCCTCTGTCACTGCATTGCGACCTTCCTAGGTAGGTAACAGTGTCAATCTCTATTGTTATTTGGCTTTTCTTCTTTGCATTGCTGCTTTGATTGTTGGTGAAGAAACTTGTGTGCCAGTGCCTCGTCTCTGTTCTGTTCTGTAATCCCAGAAACGAAACAACTTATCTTTATTGGCTTTGAGATGGTCACGAAACTCGGTGACTGTCATTTGTGTTGCACGTTTCATCGTGGTCTAATCTCCACCCATTCATAACCAAACTTTTTTCTGATTGGCTTTTTATAACCGTTGAGCTTCTTCAATGCATAAAGAGTTGCTGAAATTATGCACCCCCCTATCACTGCCGCCATCATGCCAGCAAATGTGCCAGCGAACATAGCGACGAGCAAGATAGTTGAGGCGATGTCAATCGGGATGTCAAGCCAAAGAACTTTCTTGAAGTCAAATTTGGCTAACAAAAACAAAATTGCAAGTGCTGAGAATATACCAGCTATGATATAGAAAACCATTATGTCCTCCTTGTCAGTCTGAGGCGTTCCACCTCGGTGTTGGTCACAAAAAAAATGTTGGGAAGCCAGGTCAGATGTCCCGGCCTCCCGATGTGTATCGTAGGGCTACTGAACCCTACGACCATATTTCTCTGTGTAAGCTTGACGCTGTTTGGGTGTCCATGACATGTAAACATCCATGGTGACTTTCTTGCGGAAGTGCGACCACTTCTTAGTCGTGCGTTCGTTCTCAAGCTGCTTCTTGGACTTGTAAGCATCCATCGTGTAGCCTGTGCGTCTCTCTATCTCAGGACGTACCTTGGTCTTGAGGACGTAGTGCATATTCTTGATGTATGCGTATTGCTCACGCATTCTGTCTATGCGGTTGTCAATGTCTGACTGCTGGTTGACTGTAATCTCTGGGTCAGAAATTACATGGTCTTCGTTCTCGTTCTTGAGACGGTTGGCATAGTTATGAATGTCATCCATGAGATACTCAAGGTTGCGGATGCGAGAGTCTATGAGCTTGCAACAGAGTGTCAAGTCATTGCCATCGCCATGAAACATGATAGCTGCTGTCTCAAGTTGAGCGTAATGCATCTGCCATGCCTCATCGTATGAACGCTTGGCTTGCTCTGAGAATGTGTCGTACTGTAACTGACGTGCAATGTTGTCGAGATACTCAGTAGTTACATCATCCAGCGTAGGTAGCTTGGTTGGTGTAGGTTGGATGTTGGTTAACTCGATATCAAATGGCATGTCTAGTTCTCCTCTACGATACGGTTGCCAAGGTATTCTTTATATAATTTGAAGCATTTAGGAAGTGTGTTGTACTGTATGTCATAGGCTGTAGCCATGTCACCTTCCTGAACTGCTTCTTGAAGTCTTGATGACCAAATGACAATCATCTGTCTAATTGAGTGTTCTTTATTTAAGTCTGTCCATATCAATGTGATTCTCCTTGTCGTAATGGGGTAGATGCTAATCACCTACCCCGATTTGGCTTATTGGATTGTTATGTCGATGACTGATGCAAGATACATTGCACGTTCTGTGTCACCATCAGCTAAAGCTTGCTCAAGTTCTGATGTAACTTGATTCTCGTAGTCTTGGTCAATGTTGCCAAGACGCTGTTCTTCTTGTTGTTCTGTTAGTAATGTTTTGTAATAACCCATGTGTAATTCTCCTCTACGTCATAGGGCTAACACATACACACGATTGTGCATGATGTAGACGGCTCGACTATGAGTTGCGAAATGTCAAGGATTTGTTTTGGCAGTAAGGTGATGACTAGAGTAGAACAACGAGCCGCACCACTGTACGGCGACAACGTAAGAGATGGCACAATCAGCCAAAAGAAATGCTTTACATAACGTCAGCTTAGATGAAAGCAACCTACCGGATTGCTTGCATCTTAGCGCAGTGGTTCGTGTTCGAAGAGTCATCATTCCATGATATCATCACAACTCGTGTGTGTGTGTTCTCAATTATCAATCTGATGACTCGCAAGCAAATCAGTTAAGACACCTTAGATTTGTGCCAGCAAATCTTAGGATGTCTCTGATGCCGTCTTGCCATGACCGCTTAGGGAATTAAGCATGTGCAACTCACTGTGAGTACCCCTCGATGGGGTGCGAAACAGTTGATTTCGACACTCTACTTGAGAGATAAACTGTCGAAATCCACCTATAAAAGATATGTAAGACAATAAGATGCAAGAAGTGAGTTGACAGCTATAGATGAAGTATAACTATAATACGTCCGTAGCAAATCGGGTCTTGGAAATGACAACAGCAGATAAACAACAGCAAGAGAAATATAAAGGCTCTATCGTCCCAATGGATGAGATAGAGAAACATGCTCCAACAGCACAAGCAGGGAATGAAAAACTGACTGAGCCACAAGCTGAGTTAGTGCATCTAATCTTGCATAACGGTTGCAACCCAAGTGAAGCCGCTAAGACATTGGGTAGAAACAAAGCATGGGCTTACACAACCCTGAAAAAACAACATGTTATAGAGTATAGACAACAGTTGGCTATGATGACTTTGGGATGGGACGCAACACAAGCAATGGCAACGATGCGTGAACTGTTGAATAGTAAGAGCCAGTATGTAAGGCTTGAAGCAGCTAGGGATTTAATGGACAGAGCAGGATTAAGACAGGATGTTGTTAGAACGCCTAGTACTGCGGTGCAGATAAACTTTAACGTTGACTAAGGATAGGGGTCCCATTGCTAGTTTGGCTTATATAAAGTACCGCCTTGAAAAACCAGCACTGAACCCATAGAAGGTGAACTACACACGAAATAGACTTCATTAAGTCTTGCTGACAAAAATATTTTTTTTTATGGGAGAAGTGATTATGGGTAGTGAGTCTGGTTCAAGCGGTGGTTCGACTTATGATGCCGCACCAATGCAATATGCACAACAAAAGAAAAAGCGTGAATTAGAAGAACGCCGTGTTCAGGCGGCTGAAATAGAAGACCGGAAAGGTTACTATGCTAAAAGTAGCACAGGTAATATTATCAGGTCATCTAGTGGTTCGGCAGTAACATCAACTGCTGGAAGGCAAGCAGTAGAAAATGTTAGGGCATTTGCTGAAGGTAGGGCGGCTAGGGATATGTCTGGCGACCAGCCTGTAGAGAAAGAAGCTACTACAGCTACTGAAGACCAGCCTCAAGAGACATCTAAGCCAAAGACAGTTTCAAAACCATCTGTAGCAAGTAGGAGAGCTTTGCTTGGTGCGGCTAAAGGTGCAAAGCAGAGATTATTCTACTAATGAATTTAAACTATAAGCCTCCAGGACCGATAGCCAAGGCGTTTATGAAAGACCCTTCTTTTGTGAGGGGTATTAGAGGTCCGGTAGGTTCTGGTAAATCCGTGACTTGTTGCATGGAGATAATGCGGAAGGCTGTCAATCAAGCCCCTAATTCTGCTGGGGTACGCAGAACAAGATGGGCAGTCATTCGTAATACCAATCCTCAGTTAAAAACCACGACTATTAAGACGTGGAGGGATTGGTTCGGTGACGAAGTTGGCAAGTTCGTATGGAGTCCTCCCTATACGCATCTTGTCAACTTCTCACTTGGAGATAAGACCACTGTTGAGCTAGAGGTCATCTTTTTAGCATTGGACAAACAAGAGGACGTAAAAAAGCTGTTGTCTTTGGAGCTGACAGGCGTTTGGCTCAATGAAGCCAGAGAGCTTCCAAAATCTATCGTTGATGCGTGTACTATGCGTGTTGGTCGTTTCCCTTCTATGCGTGATGGTGGTCCGACTTGGTTTGGCGTTATTATGGACACAAATGCTCCTGATGAAACGCATTGGTGGGGCATTATGGCTGGTGAAGTACCTGCCCCTGAATATATGGCGGCTGATGAGAAATTGTTGTTAGTTAAGCCTGATGATTGGACATTTTTTACTCAAGCTGGTGCTATGAAGGAAAAGCGTAGCAGTGAGGGTGCTTTAGAGGGCTATGAGAAGAATTTAAAGGCTGAGAACCTGAATAACATACAGCCAGACTATTATGACAAGATTATCTTGGGCAAAACCCCACAATGGGTAAAAGTGTATGTTCTGAATGAATACCAAGCCCTAATGGACGGCAAACCAGTGTATGCGACCTTTAGAAAAGAAACTCATGTATCAAAGTCCCCTATTGAGCCTGTTGATGGTGTTGAGGTAATCGTTGGTATCGACTTTGGAAGAACCCCTAGTGCTGTCTTTACTCAGCAAGGTTTTGGTGGAAGGTGGACGATATTCCATGAAGTTATTGGTCAAGATATGGGGGCTGGACGATTTGCCGAAGTCCTTAAAAGGGAAATCGCTAGGAACGATTGGGAAAAGCATAGTTTTAAATTTGTGGGTGACCCTGCTGGTAATCAGATGGCGCAGACGTCTGAGCAAACACCGTTTATGATATTAAGGGCGGCAGGGATTAATGCTCACCCTGCTCCTAGCAATGACGCAGTTATGCGAGTTGAAGCAGTTGAAGGTGTCTTAAACCGTATGTCTGATGGCTATCCGTGCATGAATATAAGCCCGAATTGTACCACCTTAATAGCAGGGTTTGAAGGTGGATATCAGTATAAGCGTCAATATCACATGGGCAATGAACGCTATGAAGAACGACCTTCTAAAAATAGATTTTCGCACATACATGATGCTCTTCAGTATGCATTTTTGGGCGGGGGCGAGGGTCGCAAGGTAATCTTTGGCGGTAGTAAGCCAGCATCTCATACAACAGTAACGAGAGGTGGTACGCCTTTTGGTAGGCTAAAAGCTAGAAACAAGCTATCAAGAAGGGTAGCTGGGCTGTGAAGTGGATAATATGCTTTTGCGAAAGCAAAAATATAGGAATGTGGAAGCATTTTACTAAGCACAGAAAAGGCTTTAGTCACGTTTTTGCTGTTAAATTTGATACAGAGCATGATTTATGGACAAAGTATGAGTTTAGTACGCATGGGTTTAGGTTTCAGAACTACAAAGATGATGATGCTGACTTGCTTTGGGCAAATATGATGAACTATTGGACGTGTGTAGAAGTAGAAGTAAAGGATAGTCCAGTATATCTACCAAGATTAATGTATTGCGTTTCATTCATTAAACATATAGTTGGCTTAAATAAGTTTTGGGTATTAACACCTTATCAGCTCTATTGTGAATTGCTTAAAAATGGAGGTGTACTCATGTTTGATGAAAAAGGAGTTTCAGATGGGTAGCATATTTAGCAAACCTAAAATGCCGGGCAAAAGCGAAGAGCAGATTGCAGCAGAGAAAGCTGAAAAAGAGCGTTTAGCTAGAGTAGAAGCTGAGGATAAGGCAAGAGCCGAAAGGCAAGATATGGTCAGAAGGCAAAATCTTGCTGGTCAGCGTTCTCTTCAAGAAGAGAATGTTGAAGGGTTTACAGGCTTTAGAAGAAAGCAAATGGGTCAAACACCACCTCAAACAAGCGGTTCTATCAGAACTTAAGGAGCTAACATGTACGGTGCAGGACAAGGTGACGGAAATCCAACCGTTTCTGGTGGTGACGCAAAGCAAGAGCTAAAACGTGTCATGGACAGATACAAAAAGGCCAAGGGTCGTTGGAACTCTTGGACAGATTTGTGGGAGGAAATCTATGATTACGTTATTCCTCATCGTGAGAGCTTCTTTCAGGAAAGCAGTGCAAATCGTAGAACAGAGAATATCTATGACGAAACTGCTGTTGTTGGTCTTCCTAAGTTTGCTTCTCGCTTACAACTTGGGTTTTTTCCTCCTAATGGTCGTGCATTTAGACTCGCCCCCGGTCCTGAGTTTCCAGACGAATTAAGAAGCAAGTCATTAAATGAAGAGTTGGATAGAATTACAGACCTTATTCACGAAGGTTTGCGTAATTCTAACTTCAATGCAGAAATGCATGAGGGTCTTCAGGATTTAGGTATTGGAACTATGAACCTTCTTGTAGAAGAGGGTCGTTTCCAAGGAGATTTACACTTTTCATCTGTACCCCCAACCAATTTGGCTTTGCTACCCGGTCGAATGGATGGTGTCTCTGATTGGTTCAGATGGAACAGCAATATGGATATTACCGAAGTAAAGCATCGGTATCCTAAGGCTAAATACTCAGAAAAGATGATGTCTGAGCAAAAGCGCAATCCTACTCGTAAGACTAAGATTGTCGAAGCCACTATCTATGACGAGACAAACAGATTTAAAGATGAATACACCTACTACCTAATATCTGAGACAGATAACGAAATTCTTATCAAGGATACGTTTAAAGGTCGTGGGTCTATTCCTTGGATTACTACACGCTGGTCTAAGTCTGGCTTTGAAGTGTGGGGTAGAGGTCCTGTTCTTCAAGCTATGCCAGCAATCAAAACATTAAACTTAACAGTACAGTTGATTTTAGAAAATGCTGAAATGGCTATTGCTGGTAGTTATATATACGATGATGATGGTGTATTTAATCCTGATAACATCACGATACAGCCCGGAACTTTTATTCCTAGAAGTCCTGGGTCAACAATATCACCATTACAAAGTGCTGGTAGATTTGACGTAGCACAGCTTGTTTTAGACGATATGCGTAGAAATGTACGCAAAGCTTTGTTTATTGATGAGTTGGATACCAGACCGAATGCAAGAACACCACTTTCTGCCACAGAAGTATCTGAAAGACTAGCTGATGTGGCTAGAGACATGGGTGCTGTAGCTGGTCGTATGCAGAAAGAGTTTTTACAGCCGTTAGTAGAACGTGTTGTGTACATCTACAAGAAACAAGGGCTGTTAGACATACCGAAGGTAGATGGCAGGGAATTGCGTATTGTCCCTGTTTCTCCTCTCCTCAGGGCGCAAGACCAGCAAGACGTGTCTGATTTTGTCCGCTTCCAACAGACAGTCGCTTCTACCTTCGGACCTGAAATAACTCCAATGCTGTACAACCAAGAAGCTGTGATTAAGTATCTTGCCGCTAAGTTCGGTGTTCAAGAGGAGCTTTTAGCTGAAGCAAGCCAAGTACAAGAGAATGTTCAAACAATGCAACAGCTAATGCAAGCTCAACAAGGGATGCCTCAAGGATGAAGGAAAAGATAAATGTCTCAGTTGATGGTCGAGGATACAGCAAAGAAGTTGATAAAGACCTTAATAGTAAAGCCTATGGTCTGTTTGGCGGTGGTATTGGAAAAGATTTTATACATTACTTGGACTCGCTCACAACGAATAACGTATATCCTGCAGGGACTGGAATCGAAACTCTAGCCCATGCAGAAGGTGCTAGATGGATTGTAGCCATTATGAAGGCTAGATGTGAAATGGGGAGAAAGCAGTCTGATGGCTAAACCAGCAAATCCAGCGTTATATGCAAGAGCAAAAGCTATTGTTAAGAAGAGGGTCAAGAAATGGCCTTCTGCTTATGCGTCTGGTCAACTGGTACAGCAATATAAGAAAATGGGGGGTAAATACAAATGAGCCTCACCAAATGGTTTGATGAGAAATGGGTAGACATATCAA